TGGTATCGGAGACGGAGATACCAAGCATGGACTTCGCCGTGGTCAGATCGAGTAGTGCCACGACTGCCTCCGGCGGGATAAGAGGGGCCAGGGGGGGTAGACAGCGGCCCCGGGGGTGGGCGATCCCCCGGGGCCGCGCGTATCGACACGATCAAGCAGAGTAAGTGCCGGTGCCCGAACCGACGATCTTCTTGGCCGAGAGGACCAGAGCGCTGATCGGCACGGAGAGCGTGCCACCGCCGGCCGTGGTCACGACCACACGGACGAACCGCTTGGAGCGGTGCCAGTGGGAGAGGATCAGGCCGAGGTTGTCCGCCGCAGTGGCACCAGCAAGCTGAGAGAACGCACCGTTGGGCGTGCAGTCCGACCAGTCCGAAGACAGGGCGGTGCCAGGGTTGGCCGAGTCTTCAATGGCTTGCTGGAGCTTGATATCCAGCGTGAGCGTCGAATCGCCGCAGTTGCCGGTGGCGACGAGGACGTGAACGGACCCGTGACAGTCGTTGAGATCGACCGAGGAGCCGTTGGTGGTCGTGGCACTGGCGATGGTCTGCGGAGCAACCGAGACGAAGGCCGAGTGCGTGTTCTTCAGATCGGGGACGAAGGCGTTGGCCACGGGAGTCAGACTCCGTCAGGGTTTGTGGGAAGGTCGGGAAGCGGCGGCGAGTTGGCCGCCGCTCCACAGACAGGACTCACGCCACGAGGAGGTTGTCCATCCAGACGAAGGAGGCTTCGTGGCGGGGCGCGCCATCGACGTACTGGATGCCACGGAGCCAGGTCTGGTCGTTCTGGACCATCGTGTCGCCCTGGTTGGCCACCAGAAACTCGATGACGCCCGACATGGCGAGGACGAAGTCGGCGAAGTCGCCGCCCAGGATGTACGTCAGAGTGCTGCCAGAGCCCTTGACGCGAGTCTTGGAGACGTTGGTGGACTTGACGACCGGGTAGCCCTGGAGCATGGCTTGCTGGGCGCGAGCCATGTTCAGTTGCTCACCGATGGCCCGCGTCAGGTTATAGACAAACAGGCCAGCCCCGTCGCCAGCGGTAACGGCGTCCGAGCGCCGGTTGATGATGGCGTTGAACATGCCGGGGCGCATGATGAACGCCTTGAAGACGGAGTTCTGCTCCTCAACCGTGCTGACGAACCGCTGCACGTCGTTGATGGCGAAGGTGTCACCGTTCGTCCCGGTCGTGCCAGCGGTGAGCTTGGTCACGCCCGAGTAGTTGATGATGCCCTTCGGCTTCAGCGTCGAGCCTGGCCCTTCGAGCAGTTCCTTGTCGAGCGCCAGCGCCATCACCTTGCCCATGTCCATGCGCAGCACGGCTTCGGCGGCAATGGTAGGGAAACGGTAAAGCTCGTTCGGAATCTTGGCCAGGATGCCGAGCTTCTTCGCCATCAGGGTCAGGTCGCCGAAGGTGGGCGTGCTGTCGGTCAGCGCGCTGTTTTCGCCGACCCAGTAGGCGGTCGTGGCACCCGTCTGGCGAGGATAGGTGATGCGGCCAGTGGGGGGCATACCGATGTCGATGGCACCGGCGTTGAGGAAGGCTTCGTTGTTACGGAAGACTTCGATCAGTTCGCCGAAGCTGGCCGGGCCAACCAGGGCACCGCCGGTCGTTTCATCGACCCAGGAGAGGGCCTTCTGGACCGTGGCCATCGAGCCACCGCCATTGGCGATGGAGCGGCGCAGGCCAGCGACGGCATCAGCGTCGAAGGAGCCAACGCCCGCCTTGACGACATCGCGGACCTGATCGGCCACGCGACCGTCACCGCCGTGCAGCGAGAGGTTGCGAGCGCCGAAAGGCGTGAGGATGGAATTGGGTCGGGCCTTCTGGTACGGTCCGTTGCTCACAAGCTCCTTCTGGAGCAGATTGTGAACTTCGAGTTCGACCTTGGCTTCGCTCTCGGGCAGCACGCCAGCGCAGAAGCCAGCGAGGCGGAGGAACGAGTAGCCACGGCTCGACATGCTGTTCTCGCCCGAGCGGACAGCAGGCGTGCCGAAGACGTTCGTGGCCTTGGTTGCCGGCTTCTGCAAGTCGGCAATGGCCTTGGCCTGATTTTCCTGCTCCTGGCGAAGTTGCTTGATCTCCGCCAGGACTTGCTCGACACCATTGCTCATGGTCAACCCCATCAGTCGATCTTGCCAGTCACCCGGCGGAACTCATTACCCAACTGCTTTTGCTTCTCAGCAATCTTCGCCAATTCGCTCAACACCTCAGCCCACAAGCCATCCGCCCCGGCGGGATAAGAGGGGCCAGGGGGGGCAACCGGCGCAGGTGCCGAAGAAGTGCTTCCTTGATCCTTTTGGACCGGAGGAGTCGGAGCGGCGTTGTTCGTCTCGCCGGGGCGGGACTCATGGATACCCAAGCCGTAGCCCGCGAGACGTTGAGCAAAGCCACCCGCCTTGTCCGCAAGTTCCTGAAGCCACTGACCGAGTTCGTCGCAGAGGCCAGCGTCCTTGTCGTCTGGCTTCTTGGGGTCAGCACTTTCGGAAGGCGTGTCAGCGTTCGCGGGCGGCGGTTCCTCGACCTTCTGCACCGCCTCGCCAGCCTGCTTCTCCTCGACAGGCTGCGCGGGCGGAATATCCCAGCCCTGCACCAGCGCCTTGTACGGCGCGGCAAACGGCTCCAGATACTGCTTGACCGGGTCCGCCAGCGGCTTGCCACCCAGACCACGCGAGAGCCGCATGGCGATGCAGTCACTGTTGGCCGGAATAGCGACAACCGACCACTCCAGTAGCTCCCACTTGGTAAAGCGGAGTGCCAGGCCAGAGTCGAAGTCGATCTTGTCGCCTGAACGAAGCCCGCGACGGCGTTGGGGTGCCGCCTCTTCGTCTTCCTTCAGGTCCAGAAACTCTGCTTCGTGCGGCAAGAAGCCGATGGAGGCCGCACGGAGTTCACCGGCTTCGACCAGGGCGAAGACCTGTTCGCTCTCGGGTGTCTTGCAGTGGAAGAAGCACCAAGCGGCGAGTCCCTGTTCCGAGACGGCCAGGGCGAGCTTGCCCGTCAGCGGATCGCGCGAGGAGCCGATGGGCAGGCCGTAGCTCTTGTGGCCGAAGAAGACGACGGGATTCGTCTCGTAGCGAGTCAGCAAGTCCTTGCAGCCATGCGGCTCGACGTAGTCGCCGTGGCGATCACGGTTCGGCGTGGAGATCAAGAACTTGGCAGCAGTGCGAGTCGTATCTGTCTCCAGCCGTTGTGCGCCCGGATCGGCGTAGTTGACGCGATCACCGGCGAAGTGGGCGAGACGAGACAGATCGGAGATCGACACCTTGCCTTCGGGATAAGACCGGGCCAGGGTGAGGTGTCGTTCCTTGATCGCTTCGAGTAGATCAGCCATTGCGCCGTTCCTCCCACTTCTGCATGTACGGCGGCTGGCCAAACAACTCGACCAACTCCGACACCGTCAGTTCCTTGATGTCGGACAGCGTCAGACCGTGCTGTTTTTGCAGCCAGCGGGCGTGTTCATCCGTGATCCACCCAGACCATTCCTGACCGCGCGAGTCACAAGAAGGAGCCACCTCGACCGCCCCGACACCCCAGGAAACGCCGCTCGTGAACGCTTCCTTGAGGTCTGTTCGCATCGCCAGTGCGGACTTGCCAGCCGTTCGCAGATGCGGCAGACAGACGACACAACCACCACCGCCACAGTGGTAACACGCCGGAGCAGAAACCGACGTGGCAGAGTAGTGCAGCAGGCCAGAGGAGGTGCCGAGTGAGACAGCCTGATCGCGACCAATGGTGATGGTTGGCTTGCGTCGGAAGATGCGACCAAGCCCGGTGAAGACCTCCCGAGCGATGAAGAAGCCCAGGAGAGCGCCAACGACCCATTGGACAGCATGCCGTTGCATGTTCACCCACCGCTCCCACGGCTGTTCAACTGCGTCACATAAGGCCGCAGCTTGTCGAAGACTTCTTCCAGCACATAAACGTCCGCGACACAATGCTCGACAATGTAGTCCATTGCCTGCTTGTCACCATCAAGACTGGCCTTCAACCATGTCTCGCCCTCGACTGACGTCTTCTTATGCTCAACCCGCAAAAAGCCCGCGAGAGCTTCCAACCCGTTGAACCGCTGACGCAGCTTGTTCCGAGCCAGTTGCAGCGGGTCGATCAGCGTGAAGTTGGTGCGAAACGGCGGCAAGCCCCAATGAGCCAGGCGGCTCCGCAAGAACGGAACGTCGTACCAGGAACCGTTGTGCGCAATGATAATGTCGTAGACGGAAAGTGCTTCATCAATGGCTTTACAGACGGCCGAGTCATCTGACCGCTTTGACTTCCAGTTCTTGTTGAGTTGATCGGCGCGGAGGATGATGGGGTCGCCCTGATCGGGCTTGATGACGCCACAGAGGATGACGCCGAAGTCGGCGCTGAGGTTGGTGCATTCGAGATCGAGAACGCAGGAGCGGAATTGGCGAATTTGCTTGTTGCTGGCCATCGTCGGTGGGCTCCGCAGAAGGCATCCGTTCGATCAGTTGCTCTGCGGGTGTCCACGCCCGCTGGATTCCGCACTACCTTCGTCGTCATCCTTACCATCGCCGTGCTTGTCACCGTCCCCGTGACCCCCCTGGCCCCCTCCCATCCCGGGGGAGTTACCGCCAGGCAACCACGTTGGCTTGTCGCCACCAGGCATAGGCTTCCGCCCACGCAAGGCACGAATCTCGTTGGCGGTGATGGCACCCGCCTTGATGTCGGTCTGTAGCTCGCGCTCACGCATCTCCGGGTCTTCGGGCGTCCGATCTGGCCACCAGACCCGAATCCGGTCATCGAACTTCTTGGCCAAACGATCCGTGATGACCTCGCCCAGATACGCAAGCAGCGGGTTGATCGTGAACGAGCAGAAACCAGCCTGAGCAGCGCGCACCGACCCATAGGTCATGGTGTCCACCTTGCCCGACAAGACGCGAGGCATACCAAACAAAGCCAGCACATTGTCGAACGTCTGTTCCTCGCTGGCACCAAAGTCGAACTCACGGGGCGAGATGTAGAGGGGCCTGGCCTTCATGCCAGGGGGAAGCAGCATGCTGCGACCCGCACGACCTTCACCCGCATGCCGCGCATTCAACTTGGCCTCGATACGGGCCAGCTTGTCCGGGTCAGGCTCGGCAACACCTTCGTCGAACTCAATAACCACGCCAGGAGCGACACCGTTGCGGAAGGTGTTGAAGCGAGTCCGCTGAATGCTTTCGAGCGTGTCTACCCACTGACTTCCGGCTCGAAGTGGCGAGTAGCCGTCGAACTTCGAGACGGGCGACTTCCG